CGCGCCCGGTGGTGTCGGTGGTGCGGTAGAACTTCTCCTCCTCGTACCGCAGATCACCAGCGGTGACCTGCGAGTCGATAGCAACGAGCCGGCCGTCAAAGGCCAGCGTGGTCACTGCTTGATGTGCTCCCGCCAGTAGCTCGGGGTGAACGCAGCCCACTCGATGTCGCTCACGTCATCCCACAGGCGCTCCGCGGCATTCCGCAAGTGCTCCCACAGGCCGCCGAGGACGACGTAGGGCAGCGCCAGGAACACGGCGACGAACAGCCAGCCGGTGTAGGTGCGACGGGAGGTCTCGCGCAGGCGCTCCGGGAGCCACTGCGAGGCGAGGGCAATGCGCAGCGCTACGTACCCCTTGGCGCGCTCGTAGGCGCGCACCAGGCGCTCGCTGGCGCGGTTGTAGATGGTCTTGATGGTCACTTGGAGTTCCAGAGTTTGACTTCCGCCTCGCGGCGGTCGATGAGGCCGGGCAGGTCCGTCAGCACGCCCATGACGCGACCCTTGGTCCATCGGCGGAGCTGTGCGGGCACCGCCGCGTAGTCGCCCGCGTTGAGCACGCGGAGCAGGGTGGAGCTGGCGAAGTTGCCCTCGCCGAGGTTGAACACGAAGTCGATCAGAGCGGCTTCCTGCGGCGCGCTGAGGGGCACGCGCACGTATCGACGGACGACCGTAGCGGCCTTGGAGAGGTCAGCCTCCAGCAGCTCCACAGCGCGTTCCTCGGTGATGCGGAGGCCGGGCTTCACGTCACTGCCGGTGTGGCCGTAGCCGATGGTCCACTTGTCTGCGGGGCACAGGTAGGCCACCAGGCGCAGACCCTCCGACTTCATCGTCAGAGGGCGCGCGAGCTGGACAGCCTGGCTCACACCGGGGCGTAAGGGTTCGACTGGCCGCCCTGGGTGTGGCAGCAGGGAGCGTGGTTGCAGTCGCACGGCGTTACCGGCGCGGGTGCGCTCGGGCCGTCGTTGTCGTCGTCGTTCTTGCGGCGCAGGAACAGGTACAGCAGGGCAGCGGCGGCGAGCGCCATCAGCCACGCAGCGAGCGTGTTGGACATTGGGTCTCCTACAGGATGTCGAGGTAGTTGTCGGGTGACGGCACGCGGCCGGTCACGGACTGGATGAAGGAGGCGTACTCGCGGTCGAGCAGCTCCTCCAGGTAGCGCTGCTCCTCCTTGGACACGTCTCGGGAGAGCTGGTCGGCCCAATACTTCACGGCCATCGCCAGCGCTTCGAGGCGGTCGTCGTGGCGCAGTGCGCCGCGGTCGCGCGTGATGCGCGTCAGCTGGTAGAACAGCTGGTACTTCTGCTCGGACTTCTGATCGGCGCGGATGATCGAGGCATCGACCACCAGGCGATGCTGGTTCAGTACCGGCTCCAGCACGTCGATGATTCGGTTCTCCTTCGAGGTGCCATAGTGCTTCACCTCCTCGATGGAGCACGGGTACACGCGCGCCAGGACGCCGGAGAGCATCTTGGCGAACATGCCGTCGCCGAAGTTGGCCTCAATGAGGACTGCGGAGACCTTCTCGGCGCGCGCGATGTGCGCCAGGGTCTCCAGCGTGTCGTCGTCGTAGCCGCCCTTGGTCGCACCAGCACGGCGCGCGTAGAGCATGCCGCGAAGCATGCCGACGACCGCGTAGCCGGTTTCGTCGCCGCCTCGGCCCGAGGGGTCGATGGCGAGCACCTTGCCGGTGAACTCCTCCATTTCCGAGGCGAGGTACATGGGCCGGTACAGGCGGTCGCCGGTGAAGCCCACGGACGGGATGTCGCTGACGATGTACTCCGGGCCGCTGCTGTAGACCACGCGGATCGGAGCGACCTCGCGGTCCACGTCCATCACGATCAGGTCGGACAGCTTGAGCGGGTACTTCTCGGCGTCGGACAGCGACGCATCGAGCATGAACTGGAGCATGAAGCCGGAGCGTCCGTAGGACGCCTCGCGCTCCATCAAGTCCTCATCGGAGAAGCGGACGCTCTCGCAGTTCTTCCAGGCGAGCTTGGGGTTCGCGTCGAACGCATCGGCGATCATCGGCGCGAGGCGGTCGCCGTACACCTGGCGGTGCTTGGTGTCCTTCGGGTAGCGCGCAGGCCAGATGCGGATGACGTAGCCGCGCTCGGGCAGCTTGTTGTAGAGCGACTCCTCGGTCTGCGGAGTGCCGAGGTAGATGATCTCGCCGCCCGGCTTGAGCACCGCATCGAACTCCTTGACCAGCTCGGCGAGCTTCTCGCGCTGCACGACGGTCATGGAGTTCTTCGGGACTTCGATGTCGTCCGCGATGATGGTGTCGGCGCGGGAGCCGGTGAGCTGGCCGTTGATACCGACCGACTTCACCGAGGGCGACTGATCGGGCTGCGCGGGGCCGACATCGAACGCCAGGTTCGAGTTGCGCTGGTCGGGACGCGGGCGCAGGTGTTGCAGCTCAGGCAGGGTTTCGATCAGGCGCTTGACGAACACCGAGAACGCATCGGCGCGTTCCTTCGATGCCGATACCACCATGATCTTGTGCTGGGGGTCTTTCCAGAGGAGCCAGCAGACGTAGGCGGCCGTCACCCAGGACTTGCCGACGCCGCGGTACGCCATGATGACGCGACGGCGCGGGCCGGTTTTCAGGAACTCGCAGATGTCGTACTGGATCGGAGTGGGGCTTGGTAGCCCCAGCTCCTTCCAGACGTACCAGGCGAAGTTGCGGAAGTCCTCGAAAGGGTGACGAACGTGGAGGCTCGTCATGCCCTCCATCAGTTCAGCCGCCCATCCTCAGCGGGATCGAACGGGAACTCGGACACCTTGTCGGCCAGCTTGCCCAGCGGTGAGCCGGGCGGCGTGGCCGCAACGTCGATGCCGTTGTCCTTGAGAAACTGCCGGGCCACGTTGAGGATCGAGGCCAGGCCCTTCGCGTCCGACTCCATCGAGTCGATGGTGTCGGCGAGCTTGTCCGCGACTGCGGCGTGCAGTCGCTCCAAGGCATCCTTGGGGGCGGTCACTTGTTGACGACGCGGTTCAGTACGGTCTCCAGCGCGGACGTGCCGAGCGACGCCAGGATGCACGCGAGCGCGACCTGGGCGACGAAGGAGACGCCGGGGATGAAAATGACGATGGCACCAGCGGCAAGGCCGGTAGCGCCAGAGAGGATTGCGCGGCCGAGCGCCTGCTTCCAGGTGATCGGATCGTTCGACGTGAGCATCTTTGCGATGCCCACGATGAGGCCGACGCCCGCGAGAGCGCCGACCAGCTTCACTTCATCGTGCATTAGGTCTCTTGTAGGTGGTGGATGCGTTAGAGCGGACGACCGAAGCTGTACTCGTAGTTGCCGGTCAGGGTGATCTGCGTGACGCCATCGGTGACGACGACAGTGAACTGCCCCATGCGGGAGGTGTTCCGCCCCGAGGCGGTCACAGTGCCGCCGAGGCCGCTGCCGGAGATCGACGCGCCGCCTGTGACGGAGCGGGAGACCACGGAGTAGTTGCCGGTGCCGCCCGAGCAATAAACGCTGAACGACTCGCTGACCGTGCCGTTGGTGGACTGAGGCCAGTTACCCATCAGGTAGCTCGGCGACAGCGATGCTTGGAACGGCGTCGCCTTGACCGCGTTGTAGAACTGCGAGGCGTAGATCGGGCCGCTCGTGGGGACGCCGTAGTTGGCCGGAACGTCGGGCACCAATCCACGTCCTCGGTAATACTGGTCCGCGTAGATCGGGTAGCCGCCGCCAAACTCGGCGCGGATCATTTCCCAGGAGATAGGGCCGGAGCCGGGGAGGGCCATCAGGCACCTCCCCCAAGGTCCGCGACGCGCTTACGCAGCGCCTGCACCTCAGCGATCAGGAAGGGAACAGCCTTCTCCCACTGGATCGTCTTGATGCCGTTTGCGTGCGTGGCGACCATCAACGAGTAGACCTCCTCGGCCTCCTGCGCGATGCCGCCGACCTCATGCTCCGCACTCGGGTGGAACGTGGGATTCAACTCGGCGATAGCTTCGGCGTCCCAATCGAACTCGCGCACACGGAATCGGTCGAAGAAGTCGCCCACCTTGGAGGCCGAGGCGTCCACGATGTTCTTCTTGAGACGCGCATCGGACGCATAGGCGACGATGTTGCCCGTGGCGATCCAATTGTTGCTTGCGTCGCGGTAGGCGCACCACGCGAAGGCATTGTTGGCGAGGAAGCCGTGCTGGTTGTCGTTACAGTGTATCCAGTGCGTCGTGCCGGCGTCCGTGTCGTAGCAGGCGATGGTCGGCGAGTAGCTCTCCAGTCGGAGATCGCCGCCGCTTCCGCCCGGCCCCGAAAGGCACAGACCCTTGCCGTTGTAGTTGCGAATCCAGGTGTTATCGGCCATGTACCAGCCGCCACCGTGGACCTGGTGATACCAGCCCGTACCGGACGTGTTCGAGCGCATCCAGTTGTTGCAGTAGACCTCACCGACAGCGGTGATGTTCTGTGCGCTCACATGACTGGCGAAGTTCGCACTGTTATCCCCGTTGATACGGAACAGCCACACGTTGTTCGTCGCGTCCCAAATGCCGGTGTTCGGCGTAGCCGTCGCAGCGAAGCGGATGGACCGCCCGCCAGTCGGGTTGAGCTGCACCGACAGGTCACTCGCCCCGCCAATGTTGATGAGGTTGGTGAACTGAGCGCTCGTCGAGTTCGCCTTGGCGTCCAGTGCGCCTTGGAGGCCGCTGACGTTGGCGATGGTGTGCGTGTGGCCCGCGTCGGCCTTCCCTGCCGGGTTGAAGTTCGCCGAGGTCCAGACGGTGCCGCCAGCGTTGAGGGACGCGACGCCACCCGTACCGTCCGCAAACCGGAACTCAATCGAGTTGGCTGTCGGGGGGACGTAGACGTAGCGATCCAGCGAGCCGAGATAGACCACACCAGCCGCCGCATTGCCGCCGAAGCCCTGCGCACGAATCTGACCGGCCGCGAACGTCTTGATGCCGCCGATGCTCTGATCGTCGGTGACGTTGACGACGTTGACGACGTTGGCGATGTCGGTGGAGTTGTGCGTGTGGCCGACAGCGGACTTGCCATCCAGGGCCGATTGTAGCCCCGTGACGTTGGCGATGGTGTGCGTGTGCGAGGACGCTGCCTTGCCGTCGAGCGCGGTCTGGAGACCGGTCACGTTGGCGATGGTGTGCGTATGCGACGCCGCAGCCTTGCCGTCGAGCGCAGCCTGCACCGCAGTGCTTACCGGCTTGTCCAGATCGGCGGTGTTGTCCACCTTGTCCAGACCCACCTGAGCCTTCGTGTGCGAGTGCGTGCTGGGCGGATAGGTCGTCGGCTTGCCGGTGACTTGGGTGTTGAAGTCCACGTCGCTGCGGGTTGCCAGCGCGCCCAGGCCGCCGATGTCACCAGCAACGAGCGACACGTCGCCCTGCTTTCCGGCGACGCTGGTTACCTGATCGGTGTTGTCGATCTTCTCCCAGGTAGCGCCGTAGAGCGCCTGGTCGCCGACTCGCCAGTGGATGTCACCGACAGTGCCTTCGCCGATCACCTTGTAGAAATGCCCCTTCACCGGGTTGGTCGGGAACGCACCCGTGCTGGCATCCCACGATCCCATGTAGACCAGCGAGCCGGTGACGGCAGCCTGCGCCTGGGCGGCCCAATGCTTCGCCGAGAACTCGCCCGGCGACACCTCGGTGCCCTGCGGGGCGTTCGCGTACAGGTTCGCCTTGTCGCGGGCAGCCTCGGCAGCGGTCTTGGCCGACGATGCGGTCTGCGCCGAGGTCGAGG